TCAATAAATAAAGCAATTGGATGTCTAGAAACACAACCTGTTATTTCATCTAACTCGTAATACTTAATTTTTATTTGTTTTCCAATATAATTATCTTTATTTTTAAATAAAAGTTCTCTTTCTTTTTTTGTTCCAATTGGTCTTGCTCTAAAAGTTTTATTCTTATCTTTTAAACATTGTAATTTCCATATAACAGTTCCTTTGTTGGAACCTTTTCCTTCAATACCATCTACAATAGTAAATAATTGTTGTTTAAAATTTTTAGATCTAAAAATATTTGAAGATTTTCCAAATTTATATAAACCTTGTTTATTTCTAACAATAATACCTTCATAACCATCATTAATAAATTTTTCTCTTAGTTTATTTATCTCTTTTAATGATTTTACTGTAAATGATGGAACAAGTTTTATTTTATCAGATTTAAAATTTTTGAATGAATCTTTTAATATTTTTAATCTTTTATCAGATGGAATATTTTTATCAATGATATCAAAGATATAATAATTAATTTTTGATTCTAAATTTTTAACATTATTAGTTAAAGTTTTTCTTCCAAGAACAGACCTTAATTTTTTTAAAGGGATACCATGACAGTATAACTCACCATCTAAAGAATATCCTTTTTTAATTAATGAAAATGAATTTAATTCTTTTTTAATTTTTTGTAAATGTGGATAAATATTTCCGTTACGAGATAAGATTAAGATTTCTTTTTTTTTCATAGCAATACCTCTAAAACCATCTAGTTTTGGTTGTGCATCTGCTGGGTAAATAATTTTATTAGATTTATTTTCTAATATAACAGCACTCATGGGTTTAAAATCCATTTGTTTATAAAATAGTATAAAGAAAATATAAATTATTAACTATATGAATAATATTAATATAGAAGAATTATCATCAAATACTGTTTATTTGTATTACAATAATATTAAAGAATTAACAGCAGAAGAAAAATATTTTAATAATTTATTAAAAAAAGTAGTTCATAATCTTGTTATAGATGAACCAAAAAATATTTTAGAAAAATGGGAAGGAGAATGGAAATCTCGTAAAAAAAATTATAAAAAGAAATATAATCGTAGTTTTGAATATTGGGTATCTAGGAGATATTATTGTCGTTATGAACTATATTACTATTTAAAAGAATATTTAACTAATATGTAAAGTCTGAAGATTTTTTACCTTTATTATTATCATTTAGTTGTTTAAAATCATCTTTAATTTCTTTTGATAATTCATTAAAAGAAATTTTAATTTTATCATCTTCAAAAAGATTTTTACTTGAAATAAGTTTTTCATAAAACAATGGGTTATGAAAAAAGATATTTTCTAATGATACATATCTTGAAAAATATTCCTTGTTATCTTCAAAACCTAATTTGATAAAATATTTATTTTCACTTATATTTTTATCCTTAACCTTGGAATCAACATTTGGTTTAACATCTTTTTTTCTTGTTCCAAATAAATACTGTTCTTCACAATGTGATATATTACCGACATATATTTTATCTTTTGATTTTCTAAAAAACTTTAATTCAATATAATGTTTTTCTTTTAAAAAAGAATATAGTGGTACCTTTCCATAAATATTTATATAGTCTATAATTTCTTCTTTACAATTGTTTCTACAATTCGTACAATGATATACACCGTAAAGTCTTCCTATCTTTGTGCACCCAATTTCTTTGTCAAAAATATCTTGTTGTTGTTCGTTATCCAAATCGTTGTATGAAGAATAACCAAAATCAATAAATGATAATATTTTTTCAATTATTCCTGGAATTGGAATGAGTAACGAAATATTTTTTTTTAGAAGTTGTTTTTTAGTCTTTATTTCTTGTTCTTTACCCTCGTTGTATATTTGGTCTATTTTTTTAAAACAGTTATAACATTCAGAAGATTTCATAACTGTTCTAGTAAACGGCATATTTATAGAGTAATATTATATTATTCATTTTTATTATATAAAATAATAAATCAATTTTTATTTAGTATAAATAATATAATTAACATAAATAGTATAAATGATTCCATTTGAGATAATAATAAAAATATGTGAGTTTGATAATAATATCCCAATAGAAATATTAAATAAAAAGTTTAATAATTATTATAAAAATAAAAAAATAAAAGCTATAAATAAAATAAAAAAATGGTATTTATTAAAGAAATTACATTTTAATAGTAATTTCTATAATAACTTTACTATAGATAAAGTTCCAAAAAACATAATTGTTAGAGATATTATAAAAAATATAAAAGGTAATCGTATTCTGAGAATGTTTATAATATTACCAGAATTTATTTGTTTACAAAAAAATAATATAAATATAACACAAAAAATGAGACAATTACCAGAACATGATTATAGAAAAAAGTCTCAAATAGTTAATTTTTTATTAGAGAAAGATATAAGTAATTACGAGATAGTAAACGCTTTTCGTATAATAGAAAGATTAGAATAATTGTAAATAAGACTTAAAGATATACACTAGTATTAGTAATATAAGTATTCTTAAATTATAATGGCTAAAAAAGAAGAAAGTAAGAAGTGGCATACAACATTAAATCCAAATAATATTTTACTTTCAAAAAATTCTATAAAGAAAATTTTATCAAAGGGTAAAATTGATATTGATATAAAAGATATTGGAATATGGCAAAGAGCTTTCGTTCATAAATCATATGTTAAAAAGGAAACTAATGCTAATTCAAGTGAAAATAGCATAAGTGAAAATAATATAAATGAAAAGGTAAGAAACTTTGATTCGGTTATTCAATTACAAGAGCACTCGAATGAACGTTTGGAATGGTTAGGCGATGCTAAGTTACAGGGTTCTGTATCATACTATTTATGGGAAAGATATCCAAAACAAAATGAGGGTTTTTTAACAAAATTAAGGAGTAAATTGGTAAAAACTAAAAATTTATCATTTTTAGCAAAAAAAATAGGATTAACACCTTATATTTTATTATCACACCATGTTGAATTTGGGTGTCAAGGTAGAACAAATCCAAGAATATTAGAAAATACTTTTGAGGCGTTTATTGGTGCGATGTTCGTTGATTTTTCAAATAAAGTAAATCCTTCTTATTCATATGAAATTGTAAGAAGATTTGTGATTACGATTATTGAAAAATATGTTGATATTGTTGATTTAGTAATGAATGATGAAAATTCAAAAGACCAGTTAATGTGGTATTTTCAAAAACATTTTAATGGTGCGTATCCAATTTATTTAAAAGAAAAGCATGAAAATGATTGTTTTTATATTTATATTAAAGAACCTGATACTGAAAAAATAGTTGGTAAAGGACATGCACGTTCTAAAAAACAAGCAGAACAATTAGCTGCTAAAAATGCTTTGGGTTATTATGCTAGAAAAGATATGAATAAAAATTGATATTTTTTATACTATTAATTTTAATATTTTATAAAAGATGGCAAGAACAGGATTTAAATTTCAACATCCAATTTGTTATGATGGAATAAAAATGCATTTTAGCATGTTAAAAAAAGATGAAAAAGATATATTAGAAAATTTAAGAAGAATTTATTATTTTATTAACAATAAAACAGATAAGTTTATAAGTATTAATAATGTATTATATCCATTTTTTAAAGACGATTCAAAGAGTAATTATAATAAATTATTAGGTGATTGTATTTTAATACTTGATATTTCGTATAAATGTTTCAAAGTATCTAAAGATAAGCACGAACAAAAAAAAGTAATTAAGTTAAATGAATGTATTGGAAAAACTATACATTTTATGACAAATGTTTTATATAAATATATATTTGAATTTGATTCAAATATATTAAATAAAATTCCTAATGAAATTCAAAATGAGATGAAATTTAATTATTTTAGGTCAGAATTATCATTTATAAAAGAAGGTGATATATTAAGTAAAAATAAAAAATCTTCTTGTGCTAATATAGAAATTTTAATAAGATATACAAAGTTTTTAGAAACTATGATCGGAAAAGATGTTTCAAATCTTTTTTTAGAAAATCAAAAACTATTAAAATTTCCAAGAATAAACAAGGATATTCAAAAACACTTTTATTCATTAAATCCTACTGAAAAAAAGGTTATTTATGGAAAATGTAGTAAAAATGCAGTTAATATGTTATTGGCATTAAAAAAATCTTAATTTTTACATAAATCTACCTTTATTTGCTAAATCATCTGCTATATAGTTTCCTTCCCATAACCATAGTTTAGATTCATCTTTTGGTTTTTTTTGATGAGCTTTTACTTTTACAAATGTAGTTAATGGTAATTTATTTGTTATTAAATAGTCAAGTTTCTTTATAAATTCTTGGTTTAAAACAGGTCTTCCATCTGATTTAATCCAATTTCTTTTTTTCCACCCTTTTATCCATTTTGTCATAGAATTAATTAATAACATAGAATCACTATATAGTGAAACTTTAACTTTTTTTTGTTCTTTTTCATCAAGATGATTTATTTGTTTTAAAACCCATTCTAACGCTCTAATACACGCCCAATATTCAGCTTTGTTATTAGTGGAATGAGAAAAAGGACATTTTTCACATATTTTTGTTTTACTATCTGGGTGATAAATACCTATTCCACCTTTTCTGTTTTCTTTATTATTTACAGTTCTTGCTTGGTCTGTACTACTGCCATCTGTAAATATTTTGAATTCCATTTTATGTTATATATTAATGAAAAAAAACTTATATAAAAATCATTTTTTTAACCAATTTTAGATTTTATAATTTTCAAAGTTTTTTCTCCGTCAATATTTCCTTTGTCTATTAAAAAAGATGTTAATAATAATGTAATTGCTTTTTCATTTCCAACTATTATAATAGAGCGTGTATCCACCCAAGATTCTGTTATAATTCTAATAATAGCATTTCTATATGATATTTTATTAATTTCATTTTCTGTCATAGAAATAACAGACCAATTTCTATTAAAATCATTGGATTTTGGAACAATACAGTCAATTGAATAAACAGATTTAATATTTTCAGCAAGTAAAAATCCAGAGCCTTTACCTTCCAAACCACATGGTTTGGAAACCCAGAAACCAGGCATAAATTCAATTGGAATATCTTTCATTTATCTTTATTACCTTTTATTATGTTTATAAATAAAATAAAAGTTAATTTTAAATATTAAAATTTAATAATTTGTATAAAATTCACCATTAGCTTTAAATAATTCAATTTTTGGATTAGTAAAATTTTCGGTATCACTATATGGATTATTAGATACTCTATATGTTTTTAATATATCATTGTTTTTTACATTATTAACATAAAGGGACCACTTCCAATTTTGCATACCACCTTCTCTTGATAGACTTTGCCACTGCATTGGAACATCTGTATCGGGAGATGCATCTCTTGGAAATCCTACATTACCAGCATTATCTCGTGGGTCATAATATTTCCATTCATTAACATTATTAATAGCATCTGACATAGAAGAATAAAGTTTAAAATCAATATTTTTTTTATTTCCAGCAAGATTGGGGTCCCAATCTTCATGTATTAAAGTAAAAAGACCTTTTTCTTTAGATTTTAAATTACTTAATGGTGTTAATCTTTTGTATATTATTTTTTTATGTGTGTCAGCACAACTATTACAATCTCTCTGTAAATAAAAAGGAACTGGTAATGTTAATAAATATTCATTAAAATCAGAAACAGATATACCATTATATTTTCCATCTAAATCTTGTGATAATTTAATAAAATTACATTTATTTGTGTAAAAAACAGCTTCATTTGTTGTTGGGCGGTATGTTAAATCAGATTTTCTTACATTATTTGTTAGACACCCACAAAAAGATTGTTTTGAATTATCTGTTTGTCCGGATTTTTCATTAAATTGAAATAAATTACTTCCAATATTTTTACATTCGGTTAAGCATTCATCAAATGTTTTTGTTCCAATTTTTTTGGAAAATTTATTTTCAGGATCTTTTAAATAACCATCTCCAAATTTACCACATAATTTTGGTTTAGCAACTTGAACTGGTTTAGCAACTTGAACTGGTTTAGAAACTTGAACTGGTTTAGAAACTTGAACTGGCTTAGCAACCGTTTCAGATTTCTTACAAGTTTCTAAATTTAGCATTTTCTTGATTAAAAAGGTTAAAGAGTTATCATCTTCGGATGATTGAGAAGTTCTCAGTTGTTCTGTGGTTGTTTTTTTTTTCCGTTAGATTGATCTTGAGCCATCATAGAAGGTTGAGCCATCATAGAAGGTTGGGATGCCATAGAAGCTTGGGCGTTATCAATATCTTTAAGAATGCCTTTTGTATGTAATCTCATTTGACCAAGGTCTGATACAATATCAGAAGGGCAGCTTGGATTACTTCCTGGGTTTCTACTCTTTGTTCCCTTAGACGGAAGACCCTTTGTTAAGTGAGGTCCTCCATTACATAACCTGGCAATATCTACTGGCCTTAATGCCTGTGAGAAATATCTAAGACTTGCCATTTGACCTAAGAATCCAGTTTTATTATCACTACCAACAGCTATTTTTGGAAATAGATGTAATTTACTATTATTTAAATCAGGAACTCCAGTTAGTATACAACTTCTTTCTAACTTGCAATCAACATAAACATCAACTGACCTATTATCAAGAACATATGCAACATGAACCCATTTTTGAATTGGAATATTAGCAATATTACAATATTGTGGTTCATCTTTACCAATAACCTTTGTTGCTACAATTAAATTATTTTTGTAAGCATCTAAATACATACCTGGTGCTGCCTGATTTTGATCTACTACATCACCACTTTCAGCTGCTTTTACCACAAGTGGTTTTATACTATTTTGCCTATAAGACCAGTCAGCAATATACATCCAGTAACTTAAAGTAAATGACATATTAGATGAATTAGCACTTGAAGATTGAGGTAAAGTCCAAGACTTAGAATTATCCGGATCACTAGCATCAATTGAACCAGATACTAAGATTGGATTTTGAGAATCTCCATGTTGAGATTTTTGATAAGCTTGGTATATCCAATAAACAACCATACCAACAACAATTAACATAAAAATACCAACTAATGTCATAATAACTTTATTAGATGTAACTTTTGAAGTTATATCTTTCATAAAACTTTTGCTTTTATTCATTGCTTTATTTAAAGTTTTATTATTAGAAGACATTTTAAAATATCAAATATATTATATATTATATAATATTTTAAAAAAATATTAAATTAAAGATGGGGAATTGAATACAAATCATTTTCTAAAGATAGTTGCGAAGATGTTTGTTGATTATTTTGTTTCGAAGAGTTTTGAAGAGATTGTTGTTGATGATTATTATTTTGTTTCGAAGAGTTTTGAAGAGATTGTTGTTGATGATTATTATTTTGTTTCGAAGAGTTTTGAGGAGATTGTTGATTAGGAGAACATTGATTTCCTTGCGATGAACTTTGACATCTATTCTCACAATTATTAGAATTTGAGTCTCCGTTTTTATCTTGATTAATATCATTTAAATCATCACTCATATTAGACATAATATTAAATTCTTTTTCATAAATACTGTATATTTCTCCAGGTGTTAAATTTCTATTTATATATGTTAAATATAACATTTGTCCTGGAAAATTATCTGGCATATTTAAAGAATCTCCAATATATTTTCCAATATATAATGGTGTTTTACTAAGATTAATATTACCATTTAATATAATAGACTTATCTAGAGTTGCGTTAGTATAAAGTTCTGCGACATTATCCTTAACAGTAACTGTATAATGAACCCATTTATCAAACGGAAATTTAGTATGAAATTCACTTGTGCTATTTGTAGAATTAGTATTTATATTAAACTGAATAGAATCTTCTTTTGGTAAAGCATATACAACTAAATCACCAGAATTAAAATCATTTCCTTTTAATAAAATAGTTTTATATTTATTATAAAATTTATCTGATTTCCAATTATTGTAATCT